ATTATACAACGCGGTACTTACATAGCAGGAATTGACGTTGTCGATAAAGACAAATCTACGACAGACTCTCTTCCTTGTATAATAGTAATGAATAGACTTACTAGACAGATAGTAGCAGAATACACAGGCCGTACAGGTGAGGCTAAAGATTTCTATGAAACATGTCGTAAGCTCTTATTATACTATAACGCTATTGGTATGTACGAAAAGAACCTCATCGGTCTTTATAACTACTTCGATCAGATGAAGTGTACTTATCTTTTAGCAGAGACTCCTTATCAATTAAGATCAACAGATACTTATAAAGCAGGTACTAACACATCTAAAGGTATTAACGCTTCTGGAGCAATTAACTCAGAGGGACGTAACATGGTTAAATCTTGGTTGCAAGAGAGAATATCTACTGTATCTGAAACTCGCGTATATGAGACTATTTATTCTCCTGGTATCATCACAGAATTAATTATGTGGAACCCTAATGGAAACTTTGATAGGGTTTCTGCGTTAATCATGTTAATGTGGTTAGACTCCACTATGTATAAAGAAGTTACACAACGTGTAGAAGAAGTAAAGACTTTCTTAGATGATCCTTACTTTGAAAAGATGGGACTTATAAAAAAGAAAATACCTACTACATTTGATTCAAATTTTTATTCATAGATTTGTATCTTAGTTAAAAAATTATTATGAGCGCACCTGTAAAGATTCAAGGATATATCAGTTTCCCTCGTCAGAAACTGTCTGACAAAGAAAAGACCGATTACTGGTATAAGAAAAACATGGACTTTGCAGAGCACTTGCTCACCTCTGATGTTAACCTACGTTCTAACTTTAAGAACAAGAAATCTAACTATAACCTCAGAGCTAATATAATCAACACTAAAGATTTTGAAAAGTTTATCAATCCTGATAACTTAGATCTTGAATCTCTCCCTGCTAGCTTACAACATATCGGCATTGAGAACACTAAGATTAATTTACTTTTAGGCGAATACTCTCAACGACGTAAAGAGTTTAAAGCCTATATCTCTTCTAATGATTCTGAAGCTATTGGTCGTAAAGAAATGGGTCTCATGGATGAGCTCAAAAAGATTACTAGCGAGATGATCATGAGCACATCGCTTACTGACGAAGAAATTCAAAAAAGATTAAAACAATTTGAGCACTACCGCAAGTATGAGTACCAAGACATTGCGGAAACAGTAGCTAACAAGATCCTCAAAAAAGAATATAAAGAAGGTGACTTTGATTTTATCTTTCTCAAAACTTTTGAAGATCTATTAGTTGGTGGTGAAGAGATTATGTACTGCGGCGTATTAGGAGGTAATCCTGTAATGCGTCGAGTAAATCCAATGAACCTTTACACAATGGGAGGCAACTCAATGTATATTGAGGATGCTGACATCATTGTAGAATATGGCTACAAATCTATTGGTCAGGTAATCGATGATTACTGGGATACTTTAGATCCTTCTGATATCGACTTCTTAGAAAATGGTAAAGTAGATGCATCACTTGGAACAGGTGGCGGCATAGGCCTAAACCGTGATATCTCTGTGTATGATTATTACGGAGAACAAGGAGCCATGAATATCTTCCATCCTAATGAGATGGGAACAAGAACTTTTGCAGGTGCTTTTGATACATACGGTAACGTGCGTGTGTTAAAAGTATGCTGGAGATCAAGACGTAAAATTGGAGAATTAACGTATTTTGATGAAGACGGCCAAGAACAAAAAGACTACGTTCCTGAAGACTACAGACCTAGAAAAGAACTAGGAGAAACAGTTAAGTGGATCTGGGTCAACGAGTGGATGGAAGGTACAAAAATTGCCGACCATATCTACACGCTCATGCGTCCTGTACCTTATGCATCAAAGTCATTAGTAAACAAATCTAAAGGCACCCCTCCGTATGTAGGGTCTGTTAACTCTACCAATGATTACAAAGTCCAATCTCTTATGGACGTGATGAAGCCTCTTGCTTACTCTTATGATATCGCATACTACAAACGCGAACTAGAGATCGCTACATACAAGGGGTCCTTTACTGCTATTAACTCCTCCCTGATTCCTTCAGGCTGGGATCCTAAAGAGTGGATGCGCTATGTAACTATCAACAAGTTTGCATGGTTGGATCCTACTAACGAGATTCTTAAAGGCCCATCACAGGGTAAATCTGCTGGTGCTTTCAATCAGCTTACTGCTCAACAGATTCAGATGGGCGATCCTAACGCCATAGGCATGTACACTAACCTACTGCTTGACATCGAGACTACACTAGGCAAACTTGCTGGAGTCTCAGGCGCGCGCGAAGGACAGGTACAGGAGCGTGCTGCTGTATCTAACGTTAATCAAGAAGTAACCCAAATCTCTCATATTACTGAGAAGTGGTTTGCTATCGATGCTAACTTCCGCAAACGAGTACTTACTAAATTCTTAGAATGCTGTAAGTTTGCTTACAAATCTAATCCTAAAAAGGGTCAGTTCTTGCTCGACGATATGGGTCAAGAGTTTGTATCACAGTTTGATGAGTTTGTTGCTACAGACTACGACCTACACGTATCTAACTCTACCAACGATACTAAGCTTTACGAAGATCTACGTGCACTTTCACAAGCAGCTATTCAAAATGGTCAGGCTACTATCTCCGATCTTATTGCTATTTCGCAATCTGAATCTGTACAAGATATTGCTAGACGTCTTCAAGACTCTGCTGAGCGTATTAAAGAAGAGAATGACAAAATGGAGCAAGCAAAACTCCAACAAGCACAACAAGCTACAGAACTTGACAATCAGGCTAAGAAAGCACTTCTTGACTTTGAAGTTAAACGACATACTGATATTGTTAGCATCGAGCGCGAAAAAATGGCAACTAATTTAGAGATCGCTAAGATTAAAGAGATGGGTGCTGAAGTTAGAGATTCTCGTGCTCATGGTTTAGAACAAGATCGCGTAGATACAGATAAAAATGGCATTGATGATTATATTGATGTACGTCGCACAGATATTGATGAAAACTATAAGATTAATCAGATTCGTATTAAAGAAGAGGAACTTGCAGAAAAAACTCGTGCTAATCTTGTAGCAGAAGAACTCAAGGTAAAAGAACTTAACCTTAAAAAGACTCAAAATAAACAGAGTAAATAAAAAGCTATAGGGCCATAGAAGCTATCATAAAAATTCTAGGCCCTATTTATAAAAATAATTTTAATATTGTAACCAATTAACGACAGCAAAATGGAGAGTAACGAATTATTTGAAGGGCTACAGATAATGTCGCCTGAAGAATTAAACAAGGCTGTAGACAGTCAAACAAGCGGAGAAGAGGGAACCCCAGCAGGTTCAGAAAGCACTGAAGAACCTGCATCATTATTTACACCAGTAGCAACTGAAACAGGAGAAGGCGCTGGTGAAAATAAAGTAGTACCAGAAAAGACTGCAACTACTGAAACTACGGAACCACTCAGTAAGAATGAAGCAGTATACAAAGCTCTGATGAAGGAGTTAGTTACTGCAGGAGTTCTAACAGTAGAGGAAGTAGAGAAGCTAGATGAGTTGCCAGGTACATTAGATACAATTAAAGACTTAGTTTCTAAAACAGTTGAGACTGGAGTTAAACAAACTCAAGAAAACTGGAAAAGAAACCTAGACCCAACAAAGAAGCGTTTCCTAGAAATAGAAGATGCTTTTGATGCTACGGACCAAGCAATATTAATGGCCCAACGATTAGAGTTCTTTGATAGTGTTAAGGCTGAAGATGTACAATCAGATGTGAATCTCCAAAAACAGATTTACTTTGAACTTCTAAAGTCTAAAAACTTTTCTGATCAAGATGCTATAGAAGCTATTAACGATGCAGAGCAAATGAATAAGCTACAAGAGAAATCTTTGAAAGCTATTCCTGAACTCCGCAAACAAGCAAACGAAATAGTAGAAGGAGCAAGACTTGAGAAAGAAACTAAAACAAAAGCTGAGTTAGAAGCGCAGACTAAAATGTTTGATAGCCTTGTGCAAAACATTGAATCTCGTGATGCTTTTATCGATGGTTTAAACCTTAACAAAGTTGCCAAAGATAAACTCAAAGCCAACATTATGAATCCTGTACATAAGGATCCAGAAACAGGTGTAGAGTACAACAGCTTGATGTACAAACAAAAACGCAACCCTGTTGAGTTTGAGATGTTGATTAATTACTATGATACAATAGGTTTATTCAACTTAGATAAAGAAGGTAAGTTTAAACCTGATATCTCTAAACTTAAAACAGTTGCAAAAACAGCAGCAATTAACGAACTTGATAAAGTTATTGCAGCTGAAGAACAACGTGGCGTAGGACGTAATACTTCTGTAGAAACTTCACAGAAAACACAGGGTCTACTTTCTATGCTTGAGAATGCTTTTAATAAGAAATAACACAATTCGTCTAATAAATAAAAACAAAAAACAATGGCTCAATTACTTCCACTACAACGGTATGAGGCTAAAGATTACAACGGGTTAGTGACTGATAATCACTTCTACTCTTTGTATCAGCAAAAACCGCAGTTGATTAGTAATGTAATCAAAGAGATTTACAAAACTAATCTTCAAGGTAAATTACGTGAATTCGTTGATCGCTTCCCAGTAAAAGAAGTTGAACAAGAAAACGGGTTCTACAACTGGATGTTGCAAGGTCAACACGACAAAAACTTGCCTCTAGTTGATGCAGAAACAATTAACGGTTTGACTATTTCTGCTGGTACTTTCCCAGCAAACGTAGGTGCAAACGGTGAGCGTTTCTACTTAATCTTTGACGAACCACTTTTTGAAGAAACTAACGTTCTTCGTGGTGAAGTTGATGACTACCATTTATTGGTTAAGAAAGCAATGGACGCTGGTTCTCGTTACAAGTTTGAAGTTGAATTAGTAACTGACAACGCTAACAAAACTGTTCCTTCTGAGGAATTGGCTATTGGTACACGTTGGTCTAAGTTCTACTCTCTTTCTCCTTCAACACTTTCTTACCAAGGTGCTAAGCCTTATTTCACTTCTCCTTGGAGAATGGAAAACCGTCCTTCTACACTTCGTATGGAGTATGAAGTAGCAGGTAACACAATCAACAAAGGTAAAAACGAACCACTTGAGTTCGGTTTTAACTACAAAGGACAAACTGAGTCTATTTGGATTAACTACCAAGATTTGGTAGCTCACCACCAAGCAGAAGAAATGTTTGCTCGTATGTTGATGTACGGTAAGAAAAACTGGACCTCTGATCACAAATACTTGAACAAAGACGATAAGACTAAATATGCTATCGAGTCTGGTGCAGGTTTCTTCGATCAAATCGCTCCTTCAAACGTACACTACTACAACACTTACGACCTTGATTGGCATTTAGAGTTGTTGTTGGATATGGGTGTTGGTAAACTTGAGCGTGGCAAACGTACTATCCACTTGTTAACAGGTGAATTCGGTGCGATCGAAATCTCTAAGCAAATCAATGCTAAATCTGGTAGCGGTAAATTTACAGTTATCTCTGATAAATTCCTTACATCTAACACTAACCCAGGTAACCTTGGTGGCAAAAACACTAAAGGTCTCATGGAGCCACAGTGGAACGTGTACGAGTGGTACAACGGAGTTACTATCATGGTTGAGATCGTTGATTTCTTCGATGATGACGTATACTTCCCACAACGTCACCCAGATGGAAAAGGTATCGTAGAATCACACCGTATCTTAGCTCTTGACTATGGTGACAACGCTGGTATCTACCGCGTTAAGCCAAAAGGAGTTCCAGATTACAACTGGGCATACATCCCTGGTATGCGTGATCCGTTCTCACCTGCAGGTAAAGGTTCACCAAAAATGGTAGCTTCTCGTGTAGATGGTTACGAAGTACACATCCAAAAATGGGGTGGCTTGATGATCGAAGATCCAACTAAAGTAATCGACTTACGTTTAGTTGTTGAAAGATAATAAAGACCTACTATAGAAAGGGGGACTCTCTGGGAGTTGAACGCCTCGGAGACCCCCCTTTTTTTAAAGAGAATTAAATAATAAGACAGCAAAAATGGAGACAGCAACAAAAGAAAAAACAGTATACGGCTCATTCTTACAGAATCGCATTGTATCGATTAAGCCAGTAGAATCATCGGGCAAATGGAGTAACCTATTAGTACAAGGACAAGAGCGTCTAAAAGACCCGTTCATGTACAACAAAACAAAACGAAGCTACCAAGTGCCTCTCAACAGCGAGACACGCGGAGGCGGAGTGAAAGTAGTTCTTGATGATATCACACGTGTGAAGATTCAGAAATACATGGAGTCTCATCCAAACGGGATGACTCAAAAAGAGTTCTTTGAAAAAGAATTAGGTGTAGACTTAAACCCTACACTTCCAGTAGAGAAAAACTTCTGGAGAAGTGATCGTAGAGGACGTGTTATTCTTACGAAAGAAGGAACAACATTAAATCTTAATCTACCGTTAGATATGTTAAAGTATCTAATCTTAATCTCTAACAAAATGTTAGTTTCTCCTTCTTATGAAGAGCGAGTAAACAAAGCAACGTATGAGTTTATGATTGTAGACGAAAACAAAATCACTTCTAAGAAACTTGAAGAAGCAGACCTTAAAGCTCAAGCTTACGTTAAGTACGCCGAGGTTACTAACAGTAAGGCTGCAACTATTGGGTTCATCAAATCTCTTGGACGTACAATCCCTGTTACTGCTACTGAAGAGTGGCTTAAATCAGAGGTTGCAAATATTGTGGAATCTAATCCTAAATATTTCCTTGAGATTGTGACACACCCACAATATAATGAGCGTATCTTTGTACAAGAAGCTGTTGAAGCTGGTGCAGTTATCCGCAAAGGTGAGAAGCGATACACTCTTGATAATGGTGCAGAGTTAGGTGATTTAACTGATGTTATTAACTACCTACTTAACCCAGATAACCAAGAAGTAAAACTTCGAGTTAAAGCAAAAATTGAATTATCAAAACGTAAATAACAATGACGGCAAACGAAATGGCCAACGAATTAGAACTAAAGCTTGATCGCTCAGACAGCTACGGTTCTCCTGGTTACGAAGATTTTGAATTATCTTCTGTACTAACCGAGGCCACTAATTTCTATGTCAAAAAGTTTTACGATGAGATGAATAACCGAAAAGGCAAAGGCTTTGAGGAAATTGAAATAAGAAATCAGGGATTAGCAGCGTTGATTAAAGACGCTGCTTCACTCCCAGTTTCAGCTTCACAAGTAGGAGTTATTACTAACAAACTACTTAAAGGCAAGTTCTTTGACTTACCGACTGACCATATGTACACTATTTTTGAAGAGTGTACAATTGATAAAACAGAATGTGGTACTACCAACCCTATCTATGCGTATGTAGTAACAATTGCTCACAATGAGATTTTACGATTCAATTGGAGTAAATACAAAAAACCGTTTTACAAATCTTATGGTGATGGTAGAGTATGGCGAGTAGAATACAGCAGACAAACATCAGGTACAAATCCTGCACAGCCTGCAACTGCTAAACGTCATGAGATACTAACGGATGGAACTTTTGATATTGTTGCATATCACATGCGATATTTAAAAAATCCATCAGACATTGTTGTCAATCGCACTGTTTCTGCTAATCAGAGAAACTGCGAATTAGATGAATCTACTCACAGAGTTATCATTGATATTGCTACAGATTTAATGATGCAAAGAGTAAAAGAACAGAAAATACAGACGGTAGAGCCGTTTAAAGAGTTAGAATAAAAATAATTATTAATTAAAATTTAAACAAAATGTTTAGAAAAGCAAACAACGTATTTAGTGTCGTTCTTAGTGACGTAACTAAATTAGCTGCTAACCTACCTGCTGTAGGAACAGTAGTAACAAATGCCAATCTTGAGTCTGGTGCTATTGTATTATGTGATATGGGGATGCGTCGCCTTGACTATAATACAACACCTGGAGCAAATTATGCTGCTTTAGCTGCTACAGATAAAATTTTTGTAGTACAAGGTCGCGGTACTGGCACATCTCTTATGAAGTCTCCTGCAATTACTAAAGGGTCTTTATCGTTGAGTATTGCAAAATACAAAGCACCTGTACAACAAGTAACTTATGTTGGTTACAACGGTACAACAGGTTCACTTCCTGTAGCAAACAATTCTGATTTCTGGATCAAAATTCGTAAGCGCGATAACGATGCTGCTAACCGCTCACAACCTATGAGTTTGTTTGCGGGTCCAGTAAGAACTGATAGTGGTGGTACACAAGAAGAACTAGCGTTTTTACTTCTTAAAAATGGTATTAGAAACTTTGCTCAAGAACCAGCTAATGGTTACCTTCGTTTTGAAGCTGTTTCTAATGTTGCTTCTGTAACAGATGGTACTGCTACAAGTATTACAATTGCTAAAGGAAGCAAAGTTGGTACTTTGAATGCTGCTGCTACAACTTTTGCTGTAGGAGATATTATTCGTATGGGTACTACATTGACTTCTCCAGTTTACAAAATTGTTGCATTGTCTTCTACTACTATTACTTTTAACGTCCCACTTCAAGGTGACTCAATTGCTGCAGGTGCTATCCGTTACTTCACAGCTGCTAACGCTGCGACAGGAACTTTTGGTGTACGTCTTACAGGTGTTGTTGCTCCTTTCAACGTAAACACTTTCCGTGCTTACTACGCAAACCGTTGGACTACATCTTTCTCTGATTCTTCAACTTTGATTACTGTAACAGGTGCTCAAAACGGAAACGGTGTATGGCAACAAGTTGCTATGGATGAGTATTTATCATACGGATTTGAAGGTGAAAACAACCAATTGGCTGTTCCTTCATTAGCTCGTGATCAATACGTTAAAATCCCAGGTGTTGGTTCTTATGTTGCAGCTGACTGTACATATTCCGCACTTAACATTTTTTGGACAGAAGAAATCACAGGATTGGCTTCTTTCAACAAACCTGATGGAAATGTTATCGTATGGTTGAACCTTTCAACTGCAGGTAGCCTTTCTGGTACAACTAATACTGGTAACACATTTGTTACTGCATTAGGTCTTACTGCATCAGATTTCAACGCGTAATTCTCCGCCCACAGTAGTCCCACCACATAGCTGTCTTGTGGTGGGCTACTATTTTTTTTATTAAAACAAGATACAATACCATGAAAGTTGAAACGTTAGCAAACCAAAAGGTTCCAAATGGAACAAATTCTGAAGTAACTCTATTTAAAGACATTAATAGAGATATCATTTGTTTTAAAAACAAGAATGGTGTAGTTATTCCTTTAGGAGGAGGCGGCGTAGTCTACGAAGGACTAACTGCTACAGGTACATCACAAGCTACAACACAAACAACTTTAAATTACGGTATTAACGTTTTTTCTACTATTACTTCTACTAACTATGCAGCTCGTTTGCCTATTGCAAACACTGGGCAAGTAGTAACCGTAGTAAACAATACTAGTGCAGCACTTTCTCTACACCCATCTATGGCAGGTGGTAGCATTAATAACTCTGTTAATGGTGTTGCAAGTGTACCGCCAGATGGTAAAGCTTACAGTTTTTATTGTATTAAAAATCCACTACCTGGTGCTTGGACATGGAGTTCTCCTGCTATAGCACAATTTGAAAGTGATGCAATTACTATTAATGTTAGTAGTGGTACTGGCTATAATGGAAATAACCCATTTATTTCTGCTTATAATAACACTGTAAAAAATATTTTAACAGGTTTTACTTCTTTAAATGCAGGCTATGATGGTAAAAATAAAGGTTTAATTCAAGGAGCTGCAACATCACCTGATACTATTTATTTTAAACCTCCTTCTAGTTGGGCATCTGTTACTAAAATTAAAGTCTATACAAATGCAACAGTCCCATCTTATTTTAATTTAATAGGAAATGGTGAAATAGATTATTATGATATTTCTGCAGGTTTTATAGTTAATAATGGTCCATCTGTTGGTGGAACATTAGCTTGGTCAGTAAATGTTAACTCAACAGTTGCGGGAACACCTATTAACGCAGGTTATATTCAACCTTATATTGGAGCACCTGGAACTCGTTGGGTAGAATACACAGTTCCTACACCAATTTTTTCTACCTCAAATAACTCTCCTTTTGTTTCATCTGTTGTAGGTGATCAAAATTATGGAAACCAGTTGTTTACGGGAACTATGCCGCCAGAATATATTGGTCAGCTAGTAAATGCATATTATAGTTGTTATTTAAGTTTTCAAATGCAGCCAATGTATGGAGTTGCTTACGGAGCTAACCAACCTTTTCAATTTCAGTTTATAATTGAACATACCTAATTAAAATGAATTCTCTTAACACTAAGAGGATTCATTTTTTTATTTAACTTTGAATAAAAGATTTATATGGCACTTATTCCTAAAATATCGGCTTCTATTTCAGGTACTTGTAATAAGATTACGCTTACAGAAGAAACTAAGCCATATAATGTCACAAGTAATCCAGGAGGTTGGGGAACTCCCAATATTGATACAGCTACTATCACACTTGCTTATGTATCTTTTTATCCTATTAGTACACCTCCTACTGTAGTTAATGCATCAGGAACAGGTACTATTTCAGGTACTACATTTACAGACACAGCACATCTTTCAGGGACTTTTCAAGTAGGACAAACTTTAGTAGGTTTAGGTATTGCACCAGGAACAGTTATTACTGCTTTACTTACAGGAACAGGTGCTAACAACGGCGGTACTTACCAAGTAAACATTTCTCAAACAGTAACTAGTACATCTATCACAGGAATCAGCGTAGTAGCTAACTACTATTTGAAAAACTCAACAGTCAATGTCTACGCTACTGCTCCAGGAGCTCCTACTCCATATACTTTTGATGCACTAGTAGATCAAACTTGGTCAAATCCTGATGGTATCTATCAAGTGGATTATACAGTAATTAGAAACAGTATTATATTTAAAAACAAAAAATATCACGAATTATTCTTATGCAATCTATGTAATTGCAAAGACGCACTTATAACTCGTTTAGTAAAAGCGTGTGATCATTTAGAAATAGAAAAACTTAAAACACAAGTAGATCAGATGGAAGTATTTATTTACGGAATTCAATCTGCTTTTTCATGTGGAGATTTTACAACAGCTACTAAATTGTTAGAAGCTGCTACAAAATATTGTTCATTAGTTTCTGACTGCGGCTGCGGTTGTGGAGGAAACTGTTAATTTAAAAGATTATGTGCGGCTGCAAAGACTGTAAAGAAATTACATTATTAGGAGGTTTAGACGGAGTAGGAATTGCTAATATTGCAACCAACTCTTTTGGTACAATTACTTACACTTATACTAACGGTGAAACTGTAACACTATCGTGTTCTTGTGCTAACTCTCTTGTAAAATATCAAGTTGAAGCTTTAGGTGCAAATACTTCTGGAACATCGCCAACATACACAGTACTTACTAATATGACTTACACAGTGCCTGCAGGAGGTGCTGGTACTTATAAGTTAGAGTTTGTTGCTGATACAGAATTTACTTTTTCGTCTGCAACATCTAACCAAGTAACTGTGCAAGTATATAAGAATGCTGCAGTGATTAATAGTAGTATTCAAAAAAGAGTTAAGATAACTAATACTGCAGCTAGTGCATCTAGTTTTGTTATACCTGTTAGTGTTAGAGTAGCTAACGTTACTTTAGCTGTAGGTGATGTTATAGATGTTCGATCTACAAGCACTGCCCCGAATATTGCATTTTTAAATTCTGGAGTATTAACTATTGATCGTTTATCATAATGTGTACTTTTCCAGAGACATATGAAACTCAGGAAGAAGTACAAGCTTGTTACGACAAGATTGTATGGTCTAAGCAATGCGACTTTGCTCAATCAGTTTTAGCCTACAGCAAAAAACTAGAATTCGGCATGGTATGTTGTGATGACTTAGAACATTTAAAAAATGAACGTAGAGTATTAGGAGTACTTAATTGCTATGATACTCGCGATATATTAGATGATACTACAGAGTATAATACCCTGACTTATAGTCAAATAAAAAATTTATTAGAGTGTTGACCATTATTTAGGAAATTATGATACAGTACGACATTAAGAGTGCAAAAGAAGCGTCTGTTGGAGAAATCTTTTTAGATAAAAACACAAATAAATTATCTTTTAAAAATAACTACGGTATTGTAGAACCTGTATCACCTACTCTATATTCTGCTACTTTCTTTGATACTACCACACAAACTAATGGTGGAGCAACTGTTGCTAATCAGGTTTTAATTAACTCTACACAAAATTCAACAGGATTTACATTAGGTGGAAGTAACAACATTATAATTAATAATACATCAACATACTTTTTCAGTTTGTCTTTACAACTTACTTTTACGGGGGGTGCATCAAATTATAATGTAACAGTATGGTATACTATTGATGATGTGATTATTCCAAATTCAGCGTTTACATTTACAACTACTGGTGCTCAAAATGATCAAACATTAGCAGTAGTTACAGATACAATAGAAATTACTGCAGGACAAAGTATTAAATTTTACTGGTGGTCTCAGGCTACAGGAATGAAACTTTTAGCAACTGCTGCAGGTACTAATCCCACACGACCATTATCTCCATCAGTTAACTTGAACATTTTTAACGTAGCGTAACATAATTCTATAACAACAATTAAATTATATAATTAATTTAGCATTTAAAATTTAAGTCATGTCACAAAGAGAAGTCGCCATTGTTGGCTCCAATAATACAAAAGCAAAAGTAACTGGACAAGAAGAAATACTTACTAAAGCAAGTATGCTAGGTTCGTCTACTGTTGTTTTAAATAACACAAGCCCTTTTACGGGAGAATTTGAATCTATTGTAGTACTTGAAGATACTGTATTTAACAGTCTTATTGTAAGTGGAGGAGAAGTTCTTCCAAGTCTTGTTACTACTCCAGCAACAGCTGTTAGAGCAGGAGCTATTATTTCTTGGGGTCAAGGACAGTTTTTTACTACAGTTAGAATAAACTCTGGTTCTGTATTATTAGTGAGAA